TCGAGTCGAGTGCCGGAAACATTCCAATGTATGTCATTCCTCGAGAAGAACAATATATGTATGGTCAGGTTGATCAGAAGAAATGTAAAAGATCTAATTTACTTGTGACTTCGACTCAGACAGAATATGGACCTGGAACATATTCTGGTATAGTTCTGACTGGTGATTTACATGTCTGGGCCCCTCTTACAGTTGTGGCCACAGGACCAAACGGTGCACGTCAGGTGATGACATACCGGACAAATGATACGTGCCCCGAAAAAGAACATCTCAAACTCGATACAGACAAGACATTCGACACTCTTGTGCTCACCGTTGAACCACAGAAACAGACGATAGAGTGTCGACGATCAATACTTTTGGATCCAAATACCCAACAGGAATATGGTCCAGGTACATACACAGGATTGGACCTCAAAGGTGAACTTGAAGTTTGGGCACCTCTTAGAGTTACGGCTACAGGACCAAACGGTGCACGTCAGGTGATGACGTATCGAACAAATGATAAATGTCCAATTCAGGAACGCTTTGCCCTTTATTCAGAACAAACATTCGATACTTTGGTTCTCGAAATTCCATTGTCTGGGTCATCGTTTGGATCTATTGGCGGAGCACCACTGGAGTCATAGACTTTCCGAGAAGAATACCGACAAAAAGCGCCGCAAACATAAAAATCAGAGTTTGTTTCGACACCCCCTCGAGAAACTCTGATTCTTTCTGGACGGGCTGTGGGTAATAAAACCTCTGAGACGGCGGACGAACCTCTTCGGGCTCCTCCTCTCGTGGATCAATCGGAGGCTGAAACATCGCTATCTACATCACTCTCGTCACTTTTATCTTCAGTGATGAAGCCATCGAGGTTTCCTTGTTCGTCAGCGTCCGACTCGCTCGAAATTTCTTCAGAGTCGTATGACACCTCGGACGACACATCACTCAGGTCCGTGTCGTCGTACTCGTCATCGGCGTAATCATCCTCGCACACCTCCATCGGGGTGTAACGCTCTGGCTTTTTCACCATTCGACCAGAACGCGTCCTCACTGGCTGGTCTGGTTCTTGTGCCTGATCGGGGGGCCGGGAAGTGGGTCCCTGGGTCGCCGACTGTGCCTCCGCGCTTGAACGTGTCGTCATCTGTTGAAGCATCGGCAGTCTCGTTTAAGTATCTCGGGAAAAAGTAAAAACCCTTCTTCTTGGCCGACGTGTACAACTCGTACTCACCCTCAATGCCGAGTCGTTCAGCAATCAGGTCCAGGTCATCCTGAATGTGCGAATCGTCGGAGCGCCGTATTGACAACCCCAGGTCCCGAATGTTCTCCATGGCTGTATAAAGATATTTTGCGGCGGTCGGCACATCTTTTTCATCCTCGAATGCCCGAATGTTTCGCTTGAATCTGAACCAAAGTTCGGGATCGAGACCAGAGTACTTGTGAAGTTCGCGTTCGTAGCGCGTCGCCAACATTCTAGGTGATCCAATGGTCGGGAAGAAAACTAAGAATAGGGCTCCGAGCAGAATCAGCCACAGGAGCATCTACTATACTTGGAGAAAGTATGTATTCAGGACCGACGTAGCCGTGACACGTTTCGGTGTCGTGACACATCTGACATATTCGGTCACCTGTAATTGAAAACCAAACGTGGTTTGACTTGTGCTCGCGCTTTACGTTTTCACAGTAGCGTGAGTCTGTCTGGACCCATCGAGTCGACCCCTTCTGGCCAATCCGTTTGACGCGCGCACCTGCATGTCCCGGAATGTACTTTTGAATGTACCGTTCGAGTGCGTCATTCGACCCTTCGACCGTCACCGTCGGTGTGTGCTCGGCTGTCCGAATGCTGAAAAGCCGAAGGAGTTCGAGCGTTGGTTCGGGTGTTGGTGTTCCCGGCTCCCACGGGACGTACGGATCACCTGTCGGTTTCTTATGTGACCAGAGCATACGCAAACCGCTTCCACCGTAGACACTCGCGTCGATACACTCGGCCCACTCTGGTCCTTCAAGTTCAAGAAGAATTCGAGTCCTGTATGCGAGCGCTTCCGAACGCGTCACGTACGTGTCTGGCCAATGAATGTGCACACCGGATTTCATTTTTTCGTTTACAATACGAATTGGTGCACGCGCAACCAGGCATCGCCCGGGAACCACCTCGCACATGGTCTGGACCAAAGTGAGAAGGGTCCCGTCGTCAAGTGGCTCGTCCGCCTTGTAGTCGAGGTCGACAAAGAAACGAAATACATCCGTCTTTTGTTCAACGACATACACCTTGTGACCACGCCGAATCGCCGAGAGATATTCAATATAAAATGCATCCAGGTCCGCGAGCGGAACATCCAAAATTCCACCATCCATGAGAACATGCGTCCCGGGGCCTTGGGGGACGCGCCATCGCTGGAACATGCTTTTTGTGCGATGCATGTCTATAATTTTCTTTTCAAAATGTAATGGAGAACATATACCGCCGTCACCGGAGCGCCCTTGAGAATATTCTCTTGAGAAACTCGGGTGCTCAGTCTGGAATCAACCTTATACGTCACTACGAACAACAAGTTGCCAACCTTCAAAAGTTGAAAAACTTTCTCGTCAATGCTCGTTCGCCAATACATAATCGTGTTTCAGGGCATATAAACATTATTCGAAATCAAATAAGAAATGCAAAAAAAATTATCCAAAATAATATTGACGAAAAGTATAGTGCGATATTGAATAATTATATTCCTCGTATTTTAAGACTCACCGTAGGAACGAAAGAACACACAAATCTCATGTACGAATATACAAAAAATCTCGTGAGACATTTTGAAAACAGTTTTGAAAAATACCCCTTTTTAAAAGAAAACCGAGTAACGGCTAATATATACAATTTAGCTAAGATAAGGCACAAACAGTATTCAAGATTGAAAGAATTACACAGTTTTAAGGCTAGAAGTCGCCGAGAGATTTCAGGCCGTTAAAAAAACGACACGTCTTCCAGACATGTTGCCAAGGACAGCCAATCAAAAGCTTTTCATGAGTCTTATGCAGTCGACAAACCCTCCGATTGTGTTTGCGTCCGGCCCAGCCGGAACAGGCAAGACGCTTCTGGCGTGCCACGCTGGTGCCCAGGCTCTTTCGCGTCGAAACGTCGAGCGGCTCATACTCACCCGACCAGCCGTAAGTGTCGACGAGGAGCATGGGTTCCTTCCGGGTCGGCTCGAGCAAAAGATGGAGCCATGGACTCGACCAATGTTTGATGCGCTCAGGTGTTATTATTCACCAAGTCAACTTCGTACATTTATTCACGACGGAGTGATTGAAGTGTGCCCTTTGGCCTTCATGCGTGGCCGAACGTTCGACCGATCCTGGATCATCGCAGACGAAATGCAAAACTCGACACCGAATCAGATGCGTATGGTTCTGACACGCATCGGAAACGACTCGAAGCTCATTGTGAATGGCGATCCGGTACAACACGATCGCGGCTATGAAAATAATGGCCTGATTGATTTTCTGGAACGTCTTGACGGGTTTCATATCCCCGAGTCGATTCAGTACGTGCGGTTCACGGATGCAGATGTCGTGCGGCACCCTGTCATCAAAGAAATACTTGATGTGTATAAGCGCTGATGCACGTCTATTGCATAAATCTTGAACGGCGCCCGGATCGACGGCGTCAGGTTGAAGAAGAATTTCGTCGCGAAGAACTTGATTCGGTCGAGTTTTTCGCGGCGACGGATGGGTGTTCGCATCCTCTCATGAATAAAGGTGAATGTGGGTGCACGGACAGTCACATTCGGCTTTGGCGTGACATTGTCGATAAAGGATACCCTTGGGCACTTGTGTTTGAAGATGATGCTCGACTGGTCGAACACTTTCGGGACTGACTTGACGAGATCCTTTCGGATCTCCCAGACGATTGGGACTATGTGAACCTCGGGTCGGTCCCTTTTTTAAAAATAAAACGTGAAACAGTGTCGCCCCGCCTTGTCCGTGGGTCATCAACAACGACGCATTGTTATTTGGTGAGTCAGAAGGGTGCACGGCATTTGAGTCAGTGGAATACGCGCGATACACATTTTATTGTCGATATGCAGTTGGCCAGAACACCACTTTCGATGTTTTATACTGTGCAGCCGTTGGCGACCCAGAGTGTCTCGGGGTGGCCCATTCTCGGATTTCTTTGGTCATGTATCGATGGCGACCTGGGTCCATTTCGAAAGTCGTTCGATGTAGACTTTGGTCTGAGAGTCCATTCTAATTTTCTTTTTGTACTAGTAGTATGCATCCTGACATTAAAATTTGGATTGCGATTCTGATGATGGCCGCCTACGTCGGAAACACAAATACACGCGTCATTCACGGTGAATATGCCCTGACGCCTATGCATCACCTCAACATGTATGTACATCAGTTGGCCAAGCTATCCATGTCTCTCGGTATACTCTTTTCGTCGCGATCGCTTGTCGAGCTCCATTTGATTTTGCTCCTGATGACCATCGCGTGCTTCGTATGGTTCGGTGGTTGTTTCATGGCAATGTGGGAACGCGAAAACATCCCGTACACACCCAGTGACCTTGACCGTATTCAGAGACCGGCTGATAAACGCAGTCTGGATTTTTTCATGCTTATGATTCCACTCGTGCTTATTGACTTGTATAAATTGACAAAGTTATTTTAATAAAGACTGCTCTCTCATAATCTTTATGAGGTTTCATATTTTAGGTATTCAAAATTCTGAAACATCAAAAAAAAATATAGCTGAATACAAGCTTTTAACATTCTGTACTATAATGAAAAAAAGAGGACATGAAATTATTTATTATGGTTTAGAAAATTCTTCTATAGATGCATCTGAATATGTATTTATTCAAAGTCAATCAAAAAATTCTAATGTTTTAAATTTAGATGAAAATATTATAAAAGAGATTGAAAAACGAAAACGTTTAGGTGATTTTTTACTTGCATTTGGAGGTGTATTACATAAGAACATTTGTGATTCTCATTCGGATATGATTGTAGTTGAGCCAAGTATAGGATATACATGTGGGCATTTTGCTCCATATAAAATTTGGGATTCTTATAGTATTTACCACGCGTGTTTGGGAGTGGACAAGATAAATAATTGCTTTTGTAACGAAAAAGAATATGAAAATGATATAGTTATTCCTATGTTTTTAGATCCAGACCAATTTGAATATTCAGCAAAAAAAGATGAATATTTTTTATTTACAGGTGAAGAGGAACATGGTCTTTTAGAGGCTATCGAAATGACTCGTCAACTAAGAAAAAAGCTCATAGTGATAAACGAAAATGTATCACGGAATACTAAAGTACCTTCTCATGTTGAATTTGTAGACACAAACACCCAAACACGTAAACGTTTATTGTCCCGTGCAAAGGCTGTCATTTGCTTTTCGAAATTTATCGATTCACTTTGTATAATTCATATAGAAGCTCTCATGTCTGGCACGCCTGTTATTTCTTCGGATTGGGGCATTTTCCCAGAGTCTATTCTTCATGGTATCAACGGATTTCGATGTCGAACAGTAGAACAACTCGTAAAGGCTGGCGAAACAATTGATTCAATTGACCCTGAAAATTGTAGATCATTCGCATTAAGTAGATATTCATACGAAACTGTTGCTAATCAATACGAAACATATTTTAAAAATATACTTAAAAAAAGAAACATTCATGATCCTTTTACATTTACATATTTGTCCCCGTGTCCAGTAAGTCTCGTTGATGAAATACGAAAACAGTACGATAACTGTAATCTTATAAACGGAACTATAGGTACTCAGGGTGAAGTTAATTCTAGTAGAAGAGCTAAAATATATTGGATTCCGAAAACAGATAAAATTAGTTTAATTTTACTTAATGCTATTTTAGAAGAAAATGCTTTACGATATGGATTTAATTTGTCAGGTACCGCAGAAAATATACAATACACTGTATATACATCTGAAGAAGAGGGTCATTATGATTGGCATATAGATGCTATGAAATCTCATAAAAGAAAATTAAGCGCAGTTTTACAACTTTCAGACCCCTCTGAATATGAAGGCGGGGAACTTCAAATTCAAAATGGCGAAATATATACTGTCAACAAGTCAAAAGGAACATGTGTTGTTTTCCCAAGTTGGATGACTCACCGTGTTACGCAAGTGACTAAAGGAATACGAAGAACGCTTGTTATATGGTTAGAAGGCCCACCATTTGTCTAAAGTTCGATAAACTGAATATTATCTGTAAACCATATAGGTAAAGTATAGCGTTCACCTTCAACTTTTTCAACCCCGTGTAAATAATGTGATGGAAAAATAAGAAGTTTTCCTGTTTTTGGTTGTATATTCTCAAATTCAGGAAAAATTGTCTGTCCACCTTTGTAATCGTCGTTCAAATAAATGACTGAACTATATTTTCTGTAAGGAACATAGTTCGGACTCCCGTCTAACCATTTATTGTCCATATGAATATCCATCGAATATCCATCTGGCCAATAGACTAAAGATGTAAAATCTGCATATACCTGTTCGTTAAATAAATGACGAACTTTGAATGTCACGTCTGTTCTTATCGCATTGATTAATTGTTTTATATGGATATTATGAATGTCTTTGTACTCGATCGTTCTGTTATCGTAGAAACTTTTTGTGGTCACTGTCCTATATGACTGACAACGAAACCAATCTACGAGTTCTTTACATATATTCGGATCGACAAAATTATCTATTTGATAAATCATACTTTATATTTCTTTCTTAAGTTGGCTTTATAGGCCATATTACTTGGAACGGAAACCCTTCTTGTTGAGGTACATCACGAAGTAACTGTCTGTACTCTGTCCATTTATCTCTTGTTGTTTGTGGAACATCAAAAGCTTGTGTCCAGTCAGTTTCAGCTAAGAGTCGGTCACGCATTTCTCTTACCAGTGCACTTTCTTGTTCAATTGTATTTGGAGGAGGTGGAACATACTCTGCAATCTCTCCAAATTCGCCTGCAAGTGCTCTTTGAAAAATAACTCGACCATGTTCTTCACAATCATTTGGATGTGCTGTAAATGGAATCTCATTTGGATAATGAGAAAATGTAACATACAAGTCTATACAAGTATGTTCTGGGTCAACCCACACTGGGTTTCTAGCCGAAATAATATCAAATGGTCGACTCCATTGCGGTGGTGTAATCGCGAACATTTGTCTCTATGCTGTACGTTGATATAAAGTATTTGATAAATTTTTATTCGCAACACTTGCATATGCTCCACCACTAGTATAATATCCTGTTTGTCCCATTGTTTGCCATGTTCCAGCTGGTGTTCCCAGAGCGGGATTTCTCCAGCCAGCATCACCTGCAGCAGAACCGTTATACATGTTCGCCCAGGCTAAAGAAGAACCAGCTATTGACGCCCCAGGGTTTGTTACAGTTGCTGCAGTATTTCCACAAAATGCGTATGATCCTACACCACCAACTGTTGATACACTTGGACCAGGGGGTCCAGTGGGGCCAGTAGGGCCAGGAGGACCGGCTGATCCTGTTGCACCTGTGGGGCCAGGGGGTCCTGTGGGGCCAGG